TGGTGACTATTATGCTCCTGCATTGTCGATTGCACCTCATACCAGTGTTCCAACATTCAAATCAAGTGATAGCTATCCTCGCCCAACAGGATCTATATGGATTAAAACAACAGATGCCAATTTGGGCGCAAGTTACAGTGTATATCAATACAAGACAGCTACTAATTCATTTGCTCCAGTAGATGCTCCTATATATGCAAACTCTCAGTCTGCACTATACAGCTTGGATACAGCAGGCGGCGGCGCCAATCTTGCAGTTGGCAGAAGCTATGTTAAGTTCAACGAAGCAGAACAGACATTCTGGGAAACAGATGCTAACGTTAGTTCAGGAACAACTGTAACTCGTGCGGCTCCTGCATTAGCAACATTTAATTTATATACCCGTGCCAACGTGGGTGCCACAACAATTACAAGTCAAATTATTGGGACAACTAGCACAAGCACAACTACCACATTTACAAGTGCAACTGCTTATACATTTAGCATGGTAGAAAGTTTAAAAGGCAGTGCAAGTTTAAGCAGTGCTAAGACAATTAGTTGGTCTGGCACTGGAACAAGTGCTGATGCAACAACTATTTCAGGCTTGATTAATGCGGCTGGATTTGTAAATATTACTTCTAGCGTAAATGCAAGCAATCAATTATTAATTAATCATAAATTAGGCGGTGAAATCCGTTTTGCTAACGGCACAGCATCTCCATTAAATAACTTGTTTACAGCCGGTACAACAGCAAACTTATATGCGGCACCAGCAGGCGAAGCAACTTACACATTTGGTGTAGCAAGTAACTGGAAAGCTGTTTCATTATTTGCATCTGGCTTAACAACTGGCGCAACTCCTCCAGAAACAACCACAGATGACGGAGCAATTTGGTACAACGCCAGCGTTTCAGATGTTGATATTCTTATCAATACTGGTAGTGCATGGACTGGTTATAAAAATGTTGTCACAACAGCAGATGCCAACGGTCCAATTTTAAGTGCTACTAAACCAACAGTGCAAACAGACGGATCTACTGCATTGGTTAATGGTGATATCTGGATCGACACAAGCGATTTAGAAAATTATCCAACAATGTACAAATACAACAGCGTCACTAAGAAATGGGTACAAATTGATACGACTGACCAAACCAGCGAAAATGGTATTGTATTCCAAGATGCTCGCTATGGCACAACTGGCGGAACTGCTACTGTTGCTCCAAGTGGAACTATTGTAGAATTACTAACAAGCACCTTTGTTGACTTTGATTGTCCAGATCCAGCATTGTATCCAAAAGGTATGTTGCTATGGAATACTCGTCGTAGCTCATTTAATGTCAAGCAATTTAAACAAAACCATGTTGATCTCACAGTGCGCAATTTCCGTCAATCTGCTCCAGCTGGTGTTAGCCAAACAACATATTATCCACATCGTTGGGTAAGTATTGCGGCTAATCAAGAAAACGGTGCTGGAACATTTGGTCGTAAAGCCCAACGTGCAATTGTGGTACAAGCAATTCAAGCACTGATTAACTCTAATCAAGCAATTCGCGATGAAGATTCATTGTTATACAACTTGTTAGCTTGCCCAGGATATCCTGAAGCAGTCAACGAACTAATTGCATTGAATTATGACCGTGCATTGGCCAGCTTTATTATTGCCGATGTGCCTGCTCGTTTGTCCAGCGATGCTACCAGTTTAAGCAACTGGGGCAACAATGCCAAGGGTGCTGTAGATAATAATGATGATGGATTAGTAAGTTCAGATCCATATGTTGCTTTCTACTATCCATGGGGATTTACAAGTGATAATTTAGGTAACAGCATTGTTGTTCCGCCAAGCCACATGATGTTGCGCACGTTTGCACTAAGCGATAATGTTAGCTATCCATGGTTTGCACCAGCTGGCACACGCCGCGGCGGAATTACCAATGCAAGTGCTGTGGGTTATGTTGATGCTGATACTGGAGAATTCCAGTCAGTGGCATTAAACAGCGGACAGCGTGACACATTGGCCGCAATCCATGTAAATCCAATCACATTTATTAGTGGTAGTGGATTAGTTGCTTACGGACAGTACACACGCCAATTGGCCGCAAGCAGTTTAGATCGTATCAACGTAGCACGTTTAGTTGTTTACTTACGTAGACAGTTTAGTCAGTTGGCTAAACCCTATGTGTTTGAACCCAATGACACAATTACACGCAACGAAATCAAACAAGCCGCAGAAAGCCTATTGCTAGAATTAGTAGGTCAACGTGCTATCTATGACTACTTGGTAGTTTGCGATACAACTAATAATACACCAGCTCGTATCGATCGTAGCGAATTGTATATTGACGTAGCGATTGAACCAGTAAAAGCGGCAGAATTTATTTACATTCCATTAAGACTTGAGAATACTGGCGCTATCAAAGGTCTTGGACAAT